TGCAGCACTGAAGCCAGACAGTTTAGTTTCCTCTTCAAAAGAACGCTCAGAGGTCTCGGTTTCGTAGATCTCTTCGTGTTCTTGATCGTAGGTCTTGTACTGCAGACCAAACAAGGCGTTAAGCCCTGGGAGCAACTCTTTAAGTAGCTGGGCGCGTGAAATAGCCATGATTTAACTCCTTATGCGCCAGTGGCAGAGTAGTAACCGTGCAGTGCTTGATTCAACTTAACCAAGACTTCAGGATACTGGGTGAACACAATAGTGGATGAGCTAGGAATAGCTGTAACACTGCCGGGGACTGCAATCGCAGAGTTAATTGTGACCGACGTTGCAGCGGCTGCCGCAGCGGTGGTTACAAAAGAACCTGTTTGAATGATTTGTCCGTTTGCTGCAATGTAGGCTACATCTGTCCCAACAGGGATTGCGCTAGGCAAGCCAGTACCAGTTAAGGTAATAGTTGTAGAAGATGAAGAACCAGTTGCACTTACTGAAATAGCAGACTCTTGCACCAAGCCAACCAAACGCAAAGGCAAGGTAGTTGTTACAGGAGTAGCCGAAGGAGCCAGAACAGCGTTAGCAGAATTACCAGTGGTAGTGCTTCCAGTATTGTTGATGGCTGACAGGTTAGTGCCAATCATAGCCATAGCAGCGGAAGCAACAGCAGTAGTAGCGGAACATACAACAGCCTTGAACACAGCATCAGGGTCATCCAATACATAGGCTTGGCAGTCACCAGCGAGGGTGCTTGCGGGCCAGTATTGAGCAAATTGCTTTTGCTTGTTTATCGGGTTGGTGTAAGTACATCCCAAGAAAATACCGACGGTCTGGTTCAGACCAGTGCCAGTAGAAACCGAGGCGCGGGTTACATTACCACGAGATAGAACAACGAAATCACCGTAGAAGATGTCAGTCGCGTAACCATACTGGATGGGGTACATGCGGGTAGAACCTGCAAATACTTGACCACCAATAAGGTTCTGCGGCAACAGCCCATAAGGCGCTGATACGACAGGATATGCCATAGTTAACTCCAAATAAATTAAATACCTTTTCCAAAGCTAGTCGAGGACTTCTTCTCATTGAAGAGAGGCATCCGCGCGTCGCTTTGACGCATAAGGGTATTGTCTACAGCAGCCATTTGAGCTTGCGTTTGCTTATCGAAATAAGCATTACGTTGTTCAACAAACTCACTTGGCGTTTTGCAAAGCAATAACCCGCCGATTTCAATGTTGTCTTTAAACCGACTAGTTGTATCAGCTAGCAGTCTGAATCTAGGTTGCTCTTCTGCCAACACAGGCTCCCATCCTTCACGCAGTTTTCCTGTCATGTTTTTGGGATCTGCAGCGTTCAAAAGTGAAACACGAATCCAGCGATAGTCGTACCCCGGCTGCTTATCTGGTTCAGGAAGGGAGTCTGGTAGTTGCCACTGCTTAGGGCGTTCCATCATCATCCGATCTTCAAGCTCGCGTGGTTTTCTGTTTTCGGCCATGTCTAGGCTCCTAATTTGATTTTTTCCGCAGCAAATTGCTCCGGTGTAAGTTTAAATTTCTTTGCCAAGTTCAACTCACCAACGGTAAGCTTTACTCGTTTTGCGGATGTTGTCCGTGTAGCTGGTGCAACCACCGAGCTTTTTCGGCTAGGCCGATCTTCTTGTTCCTCAGCTTCCTCAAATTTCTCTGGGAAGCGTCTGCGGATAGTGGCATTAAGCCGGGAGTAATACTCCTGTGATGAGGCTCTAACTCCTTCTTCCAGCATGGTCTCGTGGACACCTAGCGCCAAAGAAGTCATTTCCTTATCTTTCCCAAACCAAGGGTTTTCCTGTTGCCAAGCCTCTGCAGAAGGATCTACAGGGGGCCGTTGGACCTGGGGCTGGGGAGTTTGTACCACAGTTTCTTCCCGAGGTACAGGCTGGGGCTTAAAGTTCTTAACCTTGTCAACCTTTAATGTTGCCTGGGTAAGACGTTCCTGGGCTTCCATTACCTTGTCGGTATCACCTGAGTCATAAGCTTCGCGGTAAGCTTTTTTGGCCGATTCCATCTCCATAGTAACTGTTTTGGTAACAGAGGCAAGGACGTTGTTCTCGCTGTTTGACAGGTTGGCTTTGAGCTTTTTGTTCTCGTCCATCAACCTTTTGGCAAACTCAATGGTTTCAGTTTGCTCACGCAAAGCCGCGTCTTTTTCTCTACGCTCGTCATGCGCCAGCTTCTTCATCTGAAGAAGTTTCTTCTTAACTTTGGTAGAGTAATCCTCCAGCTCGTCGCTATAAAGTTCTTCCCTTACCTTCTCGGGTAGGGGAGTTTTATTGCGGTCTTCTGAGGGAGTGTTATCTTCAACTTCAACGATGATTTCATCGTCAAGAGTTTCGTCTTCTTTCTCGTCGGGGAATTTAAATTCGGTTGCCATTTGTGTTCCTTATTTGCGTCGGATGCCGCGTGGGTCTTCAACTACACCTTCGACTGAATCGTCGTTGATGATGCGAAACTCTTTGCCATGAATGACCAGTCTTGTTCCGGCGTGAGGCCGAACCAAAACAAAGTCGCCGGTTTTACAGTAAGGCCCCGTCGGAAAACGACTGGTGTCCCCGTAACAATCAGGCCCCAAATCAACTACGAATAGAACCGTAGTCAACAGCTCCTCATTGCGCATCATCTCTGATGACTTAATGAGGCTTGAGCCTTCAATGGTTTCTTCAACTTCTGGGATCGCACACAAGATGCGGTAGCCTGCTGGCTTAGGTAGCTGCCGGGCTTTTTGTTCTGGCTCCTTGTTCATTAACTGAGACAAGTCGACAGCTAAGTCCAATTCATTCATCATCGTCATTGTTTTTCAGTCTTTCATGTAGGTCTGTAATAAATAAACGTGCGGTGAGCAGACCTTTAACCTCTCCGCACATCTTCGTGTACTCCGCGTAATCCTTGGCGTTGCCATCCGCCAGGGCTATTTGGAGTTGGGATACTTTGTCATCTATCTTCTTTGACAGATGTTCTAGGTACTTGTCAATCATTTGCGTCCAATCAAGTTAGCCATGATGCGCTGGCGCTCAATTTCAGTGTGCGCCTGCAGCTCTTCTTGTGACTTGGCCAAGTCTGTTTGGATCCTGGTCATGTCGGTATCCTTTTGGGTTTGGATACGTTCGCGCTCAATCTGCTGCTGTGCCGCCTTGAGCTGTGCGTCAGTTTGATCCTTCTGTGCCTTGCGTTGTTGGTCAGCGCCTTTGAGCTGCAGCTCTTGCTGTTGCATCTGGATCAGTGGGTCTTGGGCTTGTTGCTGTGCTTGAGCCTGTTGCGCCTGGGCGGTGTTGGACTGAAGCACTTGTGCGCTGGCCTGGGCAATGAGCCGAGAGAGCTGGACTTCAATGTCCTCTGGCAGAGGCTCGTTGGGCGGAGGCAGTGGTACGCCCATCTGCTGTTCTATCAAGGTCCGGTAGTGGAAACCAAGATGCTCTGCAATGTGCGACTGCAGCGCGGCCATGATCATGTTGGCCTGTGGGTTCTGGCCTATGGTTTTCATCACCAGCGGATCCTGCATGAACATTTGGTGCGCTGCAATATGAGCGTCCTGGTCCTGGGTGATAAATGCTTTGAGAGGGACTCCCTTGAGCGCGTTCATGTTCTCGCTGATAGGGTCAATCGGCATTTCATCGTCAGGCAAGGGAACAAGTTTCTCGGCGTTCTTGATGCCCAGCACATCTAGCATCTGTCTATGAAGCTGCGGTAGGTCATAGATCTGCGGAGCCATCTGGGCCAGTTGGATGACCGCTTGGTACTGCACGATCTTCTGGGCCATTGTGGCGGCGTTGGGATCTGAAACAGGGATGACTGAAACCAAGTCATAGTCTGACTGTTTCGCTTTTGGCGTGCCCTCTGATGGCTCGTATGTGTACTCAGGCGGGGTGTAGTCGCGGATGATGTCGCGCAGCAGTTTCAGCTCTTGCTTGAATGAGTAGTGGATACGTGCCTGGACCGCGGTCATCACTTTTAACGTGCGCTCAAGGATGGCCAGGGTCGTACCAACGGGGGAGTTGGCAGACATGTCAGCTACCTGAATGTCAGCGGCCGATGCGAACTTGCGGCCCTCTTCTACTATCTTATCTAGCAAACCAGCTAGAACTTGGCTTGGCTCCTTATAGGGGAGAGCCATGATGTTCTCGGCAATTGTCCCGCTAGGTACGTCGACATCGCGCCATTCTGCTGGTCCGATGGGTGTATCGTCTCCCTTAACACGCAGGCCGCGTGTTTTAAAGCCGCCCGGTAGGTTGGATAGGGTTCCGGCGTCCACCAGCTGGCGCAAAATGGAGGTTCCAGACTTAGAAAACGCTCCGACTAGGTGAATCAGGCCAAAACAGTAGAAGCCAAAGCCAGGAACGTAGCCGTAGTGGACAAAATGCTGGCGTTTTTTGTGCAGTTTGTCGCCTTTTTCCCAGTTCCGTCGGATTGCTAGGCATTTGCTGCTGCCTTTTTCGATCGTAACGATGTAGGGTAGGGCAATTCCGGTAGGTTCGCCGTCTTTGTCAACGTCTTCATACCCTTCTAGGTCTAAATTGACGTTCATTTCAAGAACTTTGAAGCGGTCATCCGTCTGCGCGCGGAATCCCATCTTCTCAGCGATCTTCTTTTCAACTTCATCAAGGGTATTGTTGGGTTCACCAAGGTCAATGTCAGCATAGAACTCAGCTACCTGGAGTTTGCGCATCTCGTTTTCGGTCTTACGCATAACGTGGGTAATGCGGTCAGCCGTATGAAGATCAGAGGCCCCATAAGGGACAACCAGATCCTCGGCCGTGACGAAGATGGAGGTCTGGCGGTCCAGGCTGGGGTCAAAGTAGACCTTCTTGAACGCATTACCGGCCAGTCCCAAGCCCCACAACATACGCTCATGCTCCGGCCGGAACTCTGTCATCACATC